CGGTGAGCCTGCTCAACATGCGTTTTTGTGACGCTTTGAAAGGCATGAAGATGATTGCTTTGTCGCCGATCTCCGTGAGTAATTCAGTGAGTGTATTGTACCTCTCTGAGTCATCCATGTCAATCACACCAGTCTCGCTGATGACCGAACCGCAGCATATTTGCAACAGCTTGGCCAGCACCACGGCTGCGTTGGGCGCAGTCACTTCGCCACCAGCGAAAATCGTCACCGCCTTATCCTTCATGTCCTTGAATGCCTTCTCCTGCTGCTTGGTCAGCTCGGTCTTGCGACCTACGAAGTTGGTGTCAGGCAAGTCCTTGCACTCGTCCAGCGAGAACCTGATCGAAGGCTGCAGCACCTTGCGGCATGTCTCCAACGCGTCATGACGTGGCGTCCACTTGAACGTCGTCACCTTCTGCATCACCAAATCCTTAAACGAGGTGAAGCTCTTGGGGCACTGAGGTGAGTCCACAAGTCGTGCCAGCGTCCATGCGTCAGCAGGTGTTTGCGATATGGGCGTGCCCGTCAGCATCCACAGCCATGGCTGGTTCTTGGCCATCCACTTGGCGAATATCTTGTACCGCTGTGAGCTTGGTGACTTCAGTGCTGTCGCCTCGTCGTAGATCACCACGTCGAAGTCTTTGAGCTCTGCGTGCATGTTGGTGAACCCGTCATGGTTGATGATGACGTACTGCACCCCGGGCGTAGCCAGCAGGTCGATGCGCTTTTGCTTTGTCCCCGTGCACACAACGAACGAGCGATGCGGCAGGTGGTGCTTGAGCTCACGACCCCACACGACTTTCACCGTGGACAGCGGAGCGATGATGAGCACCTTCTTGGCCACACCTTCGTCAAGCAGAAAGTCAGCAGCCCAGATAGAGCTGATGGACTTGCCAGTACCCGGCGCGTTCAGGCACAGGGCACGTTTGTGGGTTGTGAGAAATGCAGCAGTGTCCTTCTGGTGCTCCATCGCTGCGAAGCGACCGGGCCAGTTGTAGTATTGCAAGATCGGTGCAGGCACACTGAAGCCAAGGTTCTTCAGCACCATCGACTCGTCCACGCCGTATGGTATGGCGACCATATCTTCGCCGTTGTGCGTGAACTTCTTGGCGTGTGGAATCACTTGCGCAACAGCATCGTTCTCGTTGCTGTTGATGACAATTCTGCGCTTCTCAGGTATTACGAGCATTCAGTGCCACCCATGCTTTGAACGTGAGCGCCCATTCGTCCACGTTGGTTTCTCTTACGATCCAGACTTCACCGCCAGCTTGTGTTGCCGCTGCAATCTCGCGCTCTTGGTTAGCAGTAGTAGTGCCCTTGCCGAACTTTGTCTCCACAGCAAAGCCGAGACCATTGACAATCCCCACAAAGTCAGGGATACCAGCGCGACCAAAGCCATTGGCAGGAGGCATAAACCACCAGCAATCTGGTGTGCTCTTGAGTACGGCTTTGACGATTTTTTTAACATCCGACTCGTTCGACAGCTTGGTCATAAGTCATCCCTTTCTTTACCCAGTAATAAAACGCTTGGCGCGACACACCAAGTTCTTTTGCCCAATCCTGCAGCACTTGCGTTTTGCCACGAAATGTGACCCATACATTGCGACGGTTATTTCGTGTCTGCTCCGCACGTGTAGCCCAGCGGCAGTTTTCTTTTGTGTAGCCCTTGTCGTTGTCAGTACGCTCGATGGTTAAGCCAAGCGCGTAGCCTTCCCACATGTCGGCGTAGAAACCACCAAAGGTATTCCACGGCCCGCACAGCGTGATACCACGCCCGCCGTAGTCCGCCCAGTTCTTATGGTTAGGGTTTGTGCATCGCTGTTTCATAGCCAACCATACGGCGTACATAGGATGCACTTCGCCCTTCTTGGCGAAGCCGTGTTTGTTGTTGCCTTTCATCTCTTACCTTTCAATCTCGCGTCAGGGCAGAACCCCTTCGCTGGGCACCATGGGCACAGGCCCGATGGTTTTGTTTTGAACACGCCGAGGTCGATCACTTCTTGCACCATGTCAAAGCGAGGCTCCAGTGCCCGCCACAGCGAGTTAAGGAAGCGGCGCTCATACGTAGCGTTTGTCACCTCGTCGAACTTGAGCCAGATGAACGAGGTCTTCACCTTCGTCACCTGTGGGTAGTGCCAGAACACCATGGCCGCAAACAGCTGCAGCTGTGTCGGGTTCTCCTTGACCTTGCCCGTCTTGTAGTCGAGGCAGTACGCAGTGTCACCATCAACGACCAGCACGTCAGCGATCGAGCGAATCCACACGTCTTTGGCGAACCAGTCCACAGGCTGCAGCTGACGGTTCACAGCCATCTGATGCTCGAACAACTTTTCGCCATTGCGTGAGGTGATCTTCTCGACCAGTGGCCCCCAGCGTTCAAGCGACTGCTTGTTCTCCAGTGTGTCTTCCAGCGCAATAGCTGCTTCGGTAGCTTCTTTGCCAGCAACCATTGCGTGGCCGTAGGCCTCCAACACTTTGTGCACCCTGTCGCCGTACTCTGACGCTTCGTTCATTGAGCTCTGTACACGCTTGGACACGTACAGGTAGTCGAACTGCGCAGGGCATTGCTCGAAGGTGGACAGTCGGCTAAACGACAAGGGCATCGGTGTGGTCATGTTTCTTCCAGAGTTGCTTTCGCAAGTTGCACGGTGAGTTGCTCAATCATGTCCTGAAGAATCCTGCGACGGTTTGGCGACGGCTGCGCGAACTGCTCCGGCATAGTCACCACCACCCGTATTGGGCCATCTACGCACTGAACGCCAAACCAGACTTTCGACTCGTATTTGTACGCGTCGTGTTCCCATCGGGTTCGCGCCCAATGCGGCAAGCGATCAGTAGATGAGTAAGTCAGTGCCATGCTATTTAGCGTCCCCGTAAGAAGGTCCAATACCAGTTTCGCACGACACGGGAATGCTGCGGCACCACTTGGGTGTTAACGACAGGCACTCTTCCATGTACGCACGGGCTTCATCAAGTTCTTCATTCCTCACCACACAGACAGCCTCGTCATGGACGGACAGCTTCACTGGGTAGCGCTGATTGATACGTGCAGTTTGCCACATAACGATCTGCATTGCAGCATGTTGCGATAAATTTTCTACAACTTTCGCGCCGTGCAAGCCCACACGCTGGCGACCCATGGTGTACGTCCAGTCCTTGCCGTCATTGCGCAGCTCGTTGTACATCACACCGGGCTCGCCGGGGCGACCAAAGCCATCCCACTGCGTCACGAACCAGCCGTTGACATCCACATTCATCATGCTGCAGCCGTTGGCGATGTCGGGCAAGATGACCTTGTCGCAACGCTTCCACAACTCCACCACCTTGTAGTGCACAGACCTGTACAGGTCCACGATCTTGTAGGCTCGGTCGAGGTCGATGAGCTCAACGCCGGGGTCAGTGCGCTTGGCCAGCCGCACCATCTCTTGGAACCGCGCAGCACCTGCACCGTACTGCAGACCCAGCATGGCGGTCTTGCCCAAGAAGCGCTCAGCCTTGTCCTTCTTCGTGATCTCTCTGCCGAACAACTTGCTGGCAAAGTCACAGTACAAGTCAACGCCGTTGCGCAGCTTCTCGGTCACGTCATCTTGGCCAGCCAACGCCATCACAGTACGCAGCTCGATGTTGGAGGAGTCACCCACCAGCACCGTATGACCGGGAGGAGCCAGCAAGGCGTCACGCAGGCCCGCAGACGGGCCACGCGCAGGGATGTTCTGCCAGTTGATGGAGTTACCCCCAGAGTAGCGTCCAGTGGTCTTAGCGCCCCAGAAGTTGAGGTACACAGGCAGAGGGCCGCGCTTGGCAGTCTCCAAGAACTTCAGCGCACGTGTTTCAGCGATAGTCGTTTTGACTCCAAGGCGAGCCGCAACCAACGCCTGTACGTCCGCATCGTCGGACTCCAGCAGGTCGGTGAAGGCTTTGTCGGATTTGGCGAAGGCATAGGTCTCTTTGTCAGGGTTGGCTTTGCTCTGCTTCATCGGCGGGGTCACACCCAGTGCCAGCAAACGAGCAGCGAATTTGTCGTTGGACATGATGGTCTCGCGGTCAGTCACGGCTGTCTTGAGCAGCTGTTCCTTGCGTACCACCTCGTCGTCGTAGAGTTGTTTCATCTTGGCCTGATCGCCGATCAGCAGCGGCTCTGTGAACATCCGCACAGTCATGTCGATCAGTCGTGCAGCCAGTGGCGGTGTGAACGGGTCGAACTTATTGCCCAGCTCTTTGCACAGCCACGTGTCGTGCTTGCAGTACTCAGCGTACTCCTCTAATTCCATGGGATTAAAGTCGGCGCGTCGTTTGCCCAGCGCCTTGGTCACAGCCGTGCCCTTGTCCGGCAGGTTGTATTGCTTGGCGAGGTTGGCCAGTGAGTGCGATGTCAGGAACGGCAGCAGCATGCGCCCTTGCCCGAGGGTGTCCATCCACAGCTTAGGCTTAATGCCACAGCGCTGCGTCAGGATGAACCCATCGAACATGGTGTTGTGGCAGCGCACAGCGCTGTTGGCCCAGTCGAAGTTCTCCCACAGCCAGTGAATGGTCTCTTCGTCTGTGCCACTAAACCAGCGTGCCTTGTCGTCGTTCTTGATAACCGACACCCCGATGATCTCAAAGCGGTCATCGTTGATGTACGCGTCCGTCTGCATCTTGCTGAGACTGAACTGCTGGTCGTAGTAGGTCTCTAGGTCAACGGTGAGGATGTCCATTACTTCTTACCCTCAAGCTCAATAAGCAGCTCAATGTAGTGCTTAGCTTTTTCCAAATCTTTGATGCCATTCTTTGCTTTCCAGCGTGATACGTACTTGATGACGTTGCCCTCAAAGTACCCGATGCCATTGGCGTGGATGTACTCAACGGGTTGAATGGCCAAGTCTTTGTAGTGGTTGCCCGCCACTTGCACGTCGAGGGCGCTCGTGCCATTCGCGCCTTTGCTCAGCATCTGCTGCATGGCCTCTTCTTCCTGCGGTGTCCAAGTCGCTAAGTCAGGGAACAGTTCAAGTTGTTTCATGATCTCTCCAATGCTGCAATGCCCAGAAGGCGAACAATAACGTCCTGCACAGTCTCGTTATCTTTGACAATAAAAATTGATGCTCGACGTGGCCCACTTGCGCGGACTGTGTACTCATCTTCTGGACGGTGGGTATCCATGCGCACCAGCGTGCCGTTGCCCACACTAAGTATCGTGAACTTTAGCTGCTCGCATCCGTAGAAGATGTCGTCAGAGCGACCAGAGCTTGTCGTCGCCTGCAGTTGCTCCCCTCTGTAGGCCAGCTCAACTTTCTTTCTCTCTTGCTGGCGTAGCGCCCAGTCAATGATTTGTTTTTTAAACCAGTTCATCGTCTTTCTCCTTCTCGGGTTTACTCGGAATAACTATTTCGTGTGTCGTAAATCTATGTTCGTTGGCGCACACGTATCGCCTTCGACGGGTGTTGTCACTTCGTAGGCGACTGTCAATGACTTCGGTGTATGTGCCGCACACGGGACACTTCATGGCTTTTTGAACGTAGGCAGTGGTGCCCAGTGCGTCCAGCCATCTGCATCACGCCAGCTACCAAGAACTGCAACGCCTAAGCGCTTGTCGATCAGCAGCATCTTCGCGCTCAATGGTGGTGGGAACTCTTTCGCGTCGCGCCAGTGGTTGTTGACATCGACCACAGCAAAGTGGTCGTGGGTGAGTTTGTGTTCGGTCATGACAGCGACTTCCATTTGCTCTTAGGCTCGTTGGCCCGCTCCACGTAGAAGTGGACCAGAAAGTTGAACACCTGCGAGTAGCTCATGACGATGCCCGTGTCAGCAGCAAGCCGGTCACGGATACGGTCAATGTCTTGGCTTACTGGGATCGTGATGCGTTTGGTCTTGGCGTCGGTCATTGCTTCTCCTTCAGTATTGCGCTGATGATGTTGCCGCACCGTGTGCATTGGTATCTGTAGTGATTTGGGAAAAGGCTTTTGATGAAAGCGTTTTCTTCCCAGCGGTGTTTACAAGTCATTTCGTCCTCGCTTTTAAAATTTCCATCAAAACCGTTTCAGTCTCTACGGCCTCAGCCCCCAGTGCGTCAATGCGGTGCTGCTTGTATCCTTTGTAGCGTGCCTGTGCATCTTGGTGCGCCTCCAAAGCGTTGTCGTGCGCAAGACGTAGCACCTCAATCAATCGGTCTTGCAGTTCGGGGGGTATTGTCATTTGATGATCCTCATGAAAGCACCACACCGGGCGCATTTGTACATAGGCTGGCCCTCAACGGGTTCCCAGCGGTGCTGGCATTCAGTCATTTCAACTCTCCTTGCGATTCAATGGTTGCCTCAACCACTTGTGCGTCATCGCCACAGGCTTTAAAAAGTGCGTTCATCAAAACCTCCTCGTTGTGTTCTAACCGCTTTATCTCAGCCTCCAAAAATTCTTTTTCGCTTAAATAGATGTTCATGTGTTCCCCCTTGCTCTGATGGCGGCTTGTAAGGCGCAAAAATCTTGATGGGCTTTGAGTGTTGATGAGTAATGAAGGTTGCTGTCACAGTGAATCTTCCACCATTTACGTGCAAATTCTTCACACACCTTTGCACACGCCTCTCTTTCGGCCAAAACCTCTTGCTTGTGCTGCGCTGTCACAGCTTCAAACCATTTCTGGCCTTGCTCACGCTCATCAGCACGGATAAGGTCGGCAAAGCGTTTGAGAAATTCTTTGTCAGTTG